GAGACCCTAGTGCGGAATATGTATTAGCATTCGACCCGTCTTGGGCGGAAAACGAATCTTCTGACGATTTTGCTATTCATGTCTTTAAGATAGATAACGAAACCCATCAAGGCACAATGGTTCATAGCTATGCTATGCATGGAAGACCGATGAGGGACCATATCGCTTACTTTAAATATCTTCTTACCAATTTTAATATAGTGTTTGTCGTGGGCGATTATAATGGTGGATTGCAGTTTTTAAATGCGGCGAATGAAAGCGCAGAATGGAAGAATGACAATCTAAATATTGGAATGATTAATTTGGACTTTAACGACAAAGACAAATATCTTCAAGAACTTTCGGAAGCAAGAAAAGTTTACGATAAAGAGAAACGCGTGTTCTGTTTCTTGAGAACCCCAAATCCCGCTTGGATACGCGAGGCGAATGAATCATTACAAAATGCATTTGACCGTCAAAAAATTTGGTTTGCGGCAAAGGCGCAAGATACTAATGGGTGTTCTTCGTTTAACGAACAGTCTCACAAGAATATCCCAATTGATAGTATAATTTTCAATGACGAAAAATCAGATCCATATAGTGATAAGTCTGAAAAAATGATAGATTTCGTAGATTGGGTTTATGATAATGTTGAATTATCAAAGATAGAATGTTCATTAATTCAAGTAAGTAGCACATCTCAGGGCACGTTACAATTTAATCTACCTTCCGAATTAAGACGGCAACAGGGCGATGAGCGTACTAGAAAAGATAGCTATTCGGCTCTTGTGTTGGGAAATTATGGAATTAATTTATATTATGATATTATTGGTTATAAAGAAGAAAACCCAAATTGGGAACCGTTTTTCTTATAGTGATTAAATTCGTGTAAAATAGTTAGCAATGTCGAGAAATTATACAAAAAAGAACACGGAGTATTGGCAAAATCATAGTTTGTCAATGACCTCTAAAAGTCACGATAGTCAAGAAAATTTTGACTTTGTTCCTCTTTCTGCCGGAGCACCATTTTTAGAAGAATCAAAAGCCTCTATCCCTTTGTCTTCTCGAAACGATACGTCGGACTCTCCCACTCTTACTAGGAGAAATTCAATCCATTTTTCTCCAAAGAAATTCAAGTATGCAAATCTTGATAACATGTGCGGCGCATTCTCGAAAGATGGAGATTTTCTATCTATTAAGGGGGCTGTTGAGTTATGTCGTAAAGCATACGCCAATGTTTCTATCTTTAGAAATACCGTAGATATTTTAGCAGAGCTAAGTAACTCTAAAATTTATTTAAAGGGCGGAAGTTCAAAATCTCGTAAATTTATAGAAGCGTGGCTAAAGAAAATTGGTATATATAGTTTTACTAAACAATACTTCAAGGAAAGATTCTTATCGGGTAATATATTTATTTATAGAATAGACGCCTCTTTTAAAGACAGCGAATTTAAAAAATTAATTAAGTCTTTTGGCGCAAAGAATAATAAAATTCCCTATCGCTACATAATATTAAATCCGTCTGATGTTCTCGCTAGAGATGTAACGTCTTTTTCTGACAATATATATGTTAAGGCTATATCTAAATACGAAGTCGAACGCCTTAAGAATCCAAAGACAGAAAGCGATAGGCTCGTTTATGAAGGTCTTCCCGACGACGTAAAGAAGAGAATACAAGATAATGGCTACGCAAGTAATCTTCCTATCGAATTGCCCTTGGACCCCGATAAAATATATACATCTTTTTATAAGAAACAGGATTATGAACCGTTTGCGGTTCCATTTGGATTCCCGGTCTTAGACGATATAAATTTAAAACTTGAATACAAAAAGATAGATCAAGCTATTTGTCGCACGGTTGAAAATGTTATCTTGCTCATAACTCAAGGAGATGAAAAGCACGGACCAAACAAAGTAGCTTTAGAGAAATTACAAGCGATGTTTGAGAATCAAGCTATCTCAAGAGTTCTTGTATCAGACTTTACGACCAAAATGGATTTCGTTGTACCAGATTTAAAGAGGGTTTTGGGCAAAGAAAAATATGAGATAGTTGATAAGGATATTAAAGAGGGGCTAATGAATATTATTGGTGGAAGTGATGAAAAATTTGCCAATCAGTCTTCGAAGTTCACTTTAATAATGGAAAGAATTACAGAGGGGCAAGAAGAATGCCTAGAGATAATTCAACCAGAAATAGAAAGAGTGTGCGAAGCTATGGGGCTTAAACAGGTTCCTACCGCAGCGTTTACAAAATCGACTCTAAAAGATAGCAACGCTCAAATGGTAAAGATTATCTCAAGATTTGTGGAACTTGGCATTTTTACTCCGCAAGATGCGTTCAAAGCGTTTGACGAAGGAACGTTCCCTGAAATGGACGAACTATTAGAAAATCAAAAAGCATTTAAAGATTATAAAGATAACGGATTATTCGTTCCAATAACATACAACGGTTCAAATTCAGAAGAAGAAACGCATGGGACAAATTCGCCCGCAGGAAGACCTACGGGAACCACAGGACCAAAGCAAACAACGGACAAAAAATCTCCGATAGGAAAGGGTTTGCAATCAAAAGCAAGTCTCAAAAACTTTGTAGAAACATATAAAGAAGTAAATCACATTTATAATTTGGCGGCGTCCTTATTCAAAAAGAAATACGGTGTTAAATCTATAAATGAAAAATGCGAAGCAGCATTGAACGATATTTGTGAAAAAATTATTGTTAGATACGAAAAGGAGGGTTGGGCAAATGTGCTTACCTCTTGTATAAATGAGCCAAAATCTATTAAAGAAGTCGAAAAGAAAAATATATCAAACGACATAACGGATTTGTCAAGTGAGCTTGGCATTGATCTTTTTGCATCAGCTATAATACATAATTCACAAAAAGCTATTTAGCATGTAATCAAATACTTAGAGATGAAAAACAAATTACCATTTTCATTTAGGACATCTTTTACGAATACCGTTTTGGCTTCGGAAAAAGTTAGCGATAAAAAAGAATTTCAAACATCGAGTGCGTCGTTAAAAAATCTTCAGTCTTTGCTTCCGCAAAATGCGAACAAAGATACTGAGCTTTTATATACTTTTTTTAACGGTGCAATAGCTAATAGATTTAATCTTAATGATGATGGCATAAATGGATTGTCTGCTATACAAATAGCTAAATATTTTATTAACAAACCAACAAATTTAGATCACGAAAGAAAAGATGTTGTCGGTCATATAATTAATTATGGTTTTTCTTCTTTCGATCCCGATAATAAAATTTTATCAGAACAAGAAGCGGCTAATCTATCTGTTCCATTCAATATGTCTTTCGGGGGCGTGGTTTATAAAAACGTAGATCCTGATTTTATAGAAATTTTAGAAAGAGCATCCGACGAAAAAAGCGAAAACTATAATAGAATTTCTACAAGTTGGGAAATAGGATTTAATAATTTTTATATAGCGGTTGGTAATTCTAGAAATTTAAGCGAATGTCAGATTATATCTGACTCCGACGAAATGGGAAAGTATATTCGGTATTTAAAAGCTTTCAATGGAACAGGAAAAACGCCTGACGGAAAACTCGTTATGAGATTGATTGTCGGAGATATTTATCCTCTTGGATTTGGTTATACAATGAGTCCCGCCGCAGAGGTCAAGGGTGTTTCGACACTTGATTTTGATAACGAACTTACAGAAGCCGCCGCAAGTTTTGATAAGATAGAAATAAAAAATATTTATCAATTAGATAAAAAACAATCACATGACACAGAAAATCATGTAAATCAAAAAGAAACAGAAATAAATATGAATATTAACGAGCTTACAGATTGGCTAACCAAGCAATCTAAAGAAAGTGCAACATTTACTCAGGAAGCTGCCGCAAATATTGCGAAAACAATTTCTGACGAAGTAGCCTCTAAGAGTAAAGACTATTCCGAACAAATTTCTAAAGAAAAAGAAGCTAAGGCTGAAATAGAGAAAGCCAAAGCAGAATTAGAAAATAAAGTTAAGGAACTTTCTGAAAAATCAGAGGCAACAGAAAAAGAGCTAGAGGCTCTTAAAAAAGCTGAAGCCTCACGCGAAGCACAAGCGACTTTCAATGGGCGCATGGAGGAAATTGACTCCTTATACGATTTTGATAAAGACGAAAAAGCAATTATCGCCAAAGAGATTTCTGCGTTAGCAAGTTCAAAAGAAGCCTTCGATGAATTTAAGGCTCGTGCGGCTATCCTTTATAAAAAGCAAAGTAAATCTTCCAAAGAAGAAGAGAGCAAACGGATTGAAAAACTTGTTCAAGATAGAGTTAATGAACAACTTAAAAAAGAAGAAAAACCCGCAGAAGCCTCTAAAAAACCCGAAGAAGATACGGTCAAAGAAGCCTTAGCTTCTCTCAAACCTGAAGATTCAAAAATTCCAAATACCCTTGAGGCTAAAGAAGACAAAAAAGAGGATTTATTCTCGTCTTTCATGGAAGCTTTGAAATCAGACAAAAAAATTACAGCAACAATTAAATAACCAATTCTAAATTAAGGAAAACAAAATGTCAGTAGTACCAAGAATGTTACCCTACCGCGACTATGATGAGCATGAAGTCATCAATGGTCTTTTTTCAACAGTTGAAGGCGAGCTTTCCGCAGGAACGCTAATGTCAATTGCTTCAAGCGATATCACGAAAGATTTTGTCGAATCAGTAGCCAATCCTAACGATCTTGGCGCGGCAGATCATGTATATACAACCAGTTGGGCTTTACCGAATAAAATACAAACTGCGACATCGGGGACGGCGAAAAGAAACGTCCTTGGTATGGCTCTGTATTCTGTTCAGGCAACGGATAATCTGGGTCGCAAGCTTATTTATGATCCCGTTAAGAGAGACGAACTTAATGTCGTCCTTTCCGGCGAAGCAATGCCCGTTCTTAAACGCGGTGTAGTCATGATCAATGACGCTGGCTTCGTAGGAACCCCTGCATACAATAAATTCGGCACTGTCGGTGCAGACGGAAAGATTACGGCACTTACTTACGCCGAAATCACTGGCGCTGGCTTAACGGACGCTAACATCGTTGGTAAATGGATTTCTAACGCTAATGCCGTTGGTGGTTATAACCGCAGTGGAACTTCTGCACTATTCTTACTCGACGTATAATAAACAATCAATAAAGAAAGAAATTTATAATACATGAAACCACAAATTACATTAGAACGCACCCAAGCAAAACTTGATCTTGTCAAGGCTATGGCTTCTCATAACACTGATGAAGCAAGACAGGCTCAGTGGGCTTTGGCGAAGTATGTTCAGCCGATTCTTAACCAAATCGTAGCAACTGCTCCAACCCTTTCTAACTTCTGGACCGCCCAATCTTATAACGAAGACGACAGTCCGTCGATTCCTCTTGATCTGTATACCGATACGGATGAAGGATTTATGACCGTTTGGAGCGCAAGTAAACCGGGAAGTCTTGCTTCTCAGCTTTTCACACCTTCTTCGGAAGAAATCAAGGTTCAGACTTACCGTCTTGATACCGCGTGGAGTTTTGACAGGAAACATGCTGCGCGTTCTCGTCTCGATGTAGTTGGAAAAACCTTAGCTCGTATGGCTCAGGAAATCCTTCTAAAAAGAGAAAAGGTATCTGCAACAATTCTGTTAGATGCGCTTTCAAAAGCATCGACTAATAGCAAGAGTCACGTATTCCGTTCCAATACAGCCGGAGAACTTAAGATTGCCGACTTCAATCGTCTTATTACATATCTCAAACGCTTGAATACCTCTTGGACGGGTGGAACTCCTGAAGCTCGCGCTGGTAAAGGCATAACAGACCTTCTGGTCTCTCCCGAAATCGTCGAGGGTCTTCGCGGTCTTGCATATAATCCCGTCAATACAAAAGGCACAAAAACCGATATTCCGGCTACTGACTCTATGAGAGATGCTATTTATAGCAACGGTGGCATTCCCACCTTCTATGGAATCAATATCATGGAATTCAACGAACTTGGCATCGGTCAAAAATGGAATACTCTGTTTGACACCCTTGCCGGTAGCACAACCTTTGCTGCAAATTATGGCGGCACTGGCTCGGCAGCCGTTTTTGATGGAGCAACCGAAGAGCTTGTCATTGGTCTTGACATGACAAAAGAATCTCTGATTCGTGTAGAGGCTGTTACAAATAACGAAATTAATGGCGTAGATTATCCCGCCGTCTTCTCTATATTCCCTGACGATCAATTCGTAACTCGTCAGCAAAAAGTCGGCTTCTATGGCGGCTTGGAAGAGGGGCGCGTGATTCTTGATAACCGCGCAATTGTTGGTCTTATTGTTTAGTTGAAATAAAGCTAAATTAAAAAGGGGTGTAGAAATACACCCCTTTTTTGTTACTATATATTAGGAAAATTATGAAAAAAAATAAAACTAGTTTTACAACAAACGGAAGATTAGAAGACCAAGCAAAAAGATTACAAGAAATTCTTGGATCTGATAGTAATAATGCATATCTTAAACTTTCAGAAACCGATTTTGCTCGTTGTCTCAATGAGGCTGATTCAATTGAACTAAAAAAAATGTGTGAATCGTTCAATGTGTCATCTAGCGGCGTCAAGGAAAGTGTAAAAGAAAGATTGGCGGGAAGATATTCTAAAGAAAAAAATGCCACATTAAAAGGTCAAATTTATGGGGAAAGTTCTTCTCCAATAAATAGAGATCCAAAAAAATATAAGGATATACAAAAAGCCCTAAATAACCTCTAATGAATCAACTTTCTGATTTAGCCTATTCTATCTGGGTTGACTACCTAGAAAAATCATCCGATACTGATCCCGCAAAAATCGGCTCGTGGATTTTTTCTAATGTTGGTCGTTTTAATGTATATACAAATTCCAAATTTAGTATAG